CCAAAAGCTGCAACAGCTGAGTCACAAACGGGGAAACGCCAGTGCGAGGGTTTCTTAGAAACAACCTCGAAACTGGAACCCCTACAACACGAGTGGTGTCCAACACCTCTGTCAGCTGTCGTGGTGTTACGGCCCCAATCGGGAGCTGGAAATACCGCCGAGCTATGTCGCTCACCAACAGCTCAGTGGCTGCTAAACGGTTGTAGAGCAGTTGCGCCAGCAGATCGCTGATCCCTAACAGCTCCGGTGTGATGCGGGTGCGCAGCTGGCTCCAACGCATCGTCCTCTCCAATCGACCCTCAGGCAGCTCGCGCAACAGCAGTGCGTAGATGCGCAGCGCCAACTCATACAGCACGTCACGGGCCTCCTCATCGTTAAGGTCCTCCTGCTGCGTGATCGCCTGCGCTAGCTCACGCAGGTATTCGTCTGGGGTCATCAGTTGGCGTTACGGCCAGGGCGCAACGGCGTTGGCAGCGTCTGGCTATCAAGCGATTCGCCTTGGCCGGCGTTCTGGAACGCCATGTCGGGACCAGCCATGGCGAGACGCTCCATCACCTGCTGCTCCTCCAATCGCTCAGCCGTCAAACTCATCTCGGCATCCAAGTCGATGGTGATTGGCAGCACCTCTCCGTCCTGCAACACCTTCAGCAGCGTTTGCTGGCTGATCGCGTTCTGCATATACAGCTGCAGCAACGCCGTCACCTCGTTGCCGGTCAGCATCCGGTTGTCGTAGTCCCGTGGAATTGTCACCGTTGGTGGCTCAATACCCACGTAGGACGACGCCATCTCGAACATCTGGGCCAGCGTGCGCTCCAGATCCAGCGAAATCATCGCCATGATTGAGTCGCTATCAACACGATCTAAGCGGCGTGCCTCAGCTGCAGCGTTGGTGAGGTTGGCTTGGCTCAACGTGTTGATGCCCAACCTGCTGATTTGATCCTCTAACTCCTTCAGCGTCCGTAGCTGCGCTTCAAATGCGTCGGTGGTGGGCTGAATCCACTCCGCCCCACCATCCACTGGCATCAGCAGCGCTGTGTTCGCTGAAATGCCAATGGGACTGTCGGTGTCTGGGTCAAACCCACGCATCACCAACATCGGGTTGGCGGTTACGTGAATGCTGTGGTGCAGATCGCAGAACCGCTGCGCATAGGCCAAGTTCAGCGCGGCCACCTCCATCAGCGGAGGTGTGCTCATCAAATTGCCGGTGCGGTTGGAATAGACCGTCACCATTGGCACCCGGCCCAGCGTCGTTGCCCCTGACTCAACCAACTCCCACTGCAGGGGTAGCGGCTGCACCGCGTAGTTCGATAGCTGCCGGTAAGGCAACGGCGCAGAACGCCACACCTCATAGCCGCCAGGGGTCAACACCCTGATCTGCTGCACCAACGCCTCTCCATACGCACCCACCGGAACCACCACCTGCTCGCGGATTCGGACCTGCGCCAGGTCGCTGCTGGCACTGTCGTTGGTGGTGCGCCATCCCAAAATCTGCCTCGGGTGGATTGGCACTAAGTAAGGACGACGCCCAGACTGCCGCTCCTCCGCCAGCGTTCGCGGTGAACTGTCATTGGTGAAGTCCACCACGGTGCTGCTGTGCCCGTACAGCAATGCCGTCACCAGCTGACGACGGGCGTACTCATCGAGCGTGGTGCCGTCACCGCAGACGTTCTGGATCCATGTCATCCAGTAGTCGTCACCCTCAACCTTTACGCCCTTGCGCAAGATGATCCCCGCTGCCTGCGACGCCAGACGGCTCAAAAAGGGTGGCAGCGTTGCGTGGAAAATCCGACGCTGGTAGGCGTCATCGGACTCCGATGGCTCTTGTGGGATCAGTACCCGACTTCGGGCACGCAATCCCCGCGTGCCATCCATACAAATATCAATCGGCTCCCAGTTGCCTCGCATCGCCAACACTTGGCTCGACACGATGCTTGGATCGTCAGTGTTGGTGTTGGCCGGCATCACCCCAGCAGACCCAAGACTCTGTGGGGGGTAGCTGCTGTTGTTGACGACCACTTCAGATCCCTTGCGTCACCTAGATTTCCAGTGGCCCTTAGATAACAGTCTTCGTAGCGAAGTTCGGGTCGCTCTCGTCGAGATGACACTCCGGTCCGAACCCACTCGCCAGTAGCTCCTGTGAAAGGTTCGTCTCGGAACCTTCAACAACAGGTTCGCTTGTTAAAGGAAGGTGCTCTCGCTTGGCCTCGCGTTCTTTGTCCATTGCCTCAAGTGAGGCAAGCCAGCTATCCAATGACTCCCTCGACGGAATGCCCTTAGGAACCTTCAAGAAGCGACGCAGCTCCTTGAGATCGCGGATGAAGACGCTGGCGCCGCCTGAGTAGGCGATGTAGAACCGCCCGTTCCAGTCGCGGCCCGTCTCGATGGTCTGGTACGGGCTCAGGTGTAGTCGGTCTCGTTTGGCCATTAGTAGGTGCGGAAGGAAGAACCGCCAGTCGCGTAGCGACGTAGCGGGGCCAGGTACGTGATCCCGTAGCCCAAGGCGTCCACAGGACCCGAAATGTCGTCCAATCCCCCAATTCCCTTCGTCGGCTTGCCCGACTTGTCGTAGGTCTGCTGCTCCAACGACTTAATTAGGTACTTGCAACGGTTGTGGACCTTTAGACGAGCTGCTAACAGCAACACGTTTACCGCGTTTACCCGGTCCGCAATCTGGGGGTTCGCGTTCTGCGTCTTCACAGCAAAACCACCCTTCCGCAGCAGCGAGAGGTCTGACTCCGCTGCGTTGGTGGTCGTGCGCTGCCTCGATGCCGCGTCCGGGATCACCACCAAGTCCCCGCGCTCCACAAAGTCCCCGTATTTCTCCTGCAACAACGCCACCACCGCAGGGGTGTCCTTCGGGTGGTGCTCATCAATAACGTGGAACTCGTCGCCGCGGCGCACCATCACCTCGCAGAAGCACGCGCCCACGTTGAAGTCGATGGCCACAAACACCCTGTCCTCGGCGCGAATCTCCGTGTCGCACCAGTGGCGGTCCCTCTCAAATGGGTGGTAAACAGTGGTGTTGGCTAAGTTCGTGAACTCACCATTGATGTAACTAGCGACCAGCTGACTGTCGTAGTTTTGATACAACGAGTCAACGAAGCCATCCGGGAGGTGGGGGTTGTCGGTGGTGCGGGCTTTGATCAACCGGCGGTCAGGATTATCGCCCTGCTCGACGAAGGTGCGGTAGAGATACTTATAGCCTTCTGGGGTAGAAGCCAGTGCCAGCTGGGGTTTTTGGCCACCGCGGAGACGGGCCAGCATCATCTCTGCTGCCTTTTGTGCTACCTCCATGGGTGAGGTGTCGATCTCGTCGGCTAAAATAAACGAAAGGTTTTGCCCACGAATCCGGTTAAATGTCTCTGTGGCGCGGCACAGCAGTGTGACGGGGCCATGGGGTAGGTGCAACACATATTCGGGCTGCGGGGACACGCGGAAGTCGTGCTGGATGTTGTATTCTTCCAGAAATTGGTCAAAGGAACGCATCCAAACGTCCCGCAACATGATGTTGGTGGGCTCAAATACCGCTGCAGTTGTGTTCGGGTTGTCCATACCCAAAAATATACTCTTGGCGGCCAGAGCAAAAGTTTTCCCGGCTCCAAACCCGGCGCAATACCCCAAGATCTTGTGGTCGGTGTCATCTACAAACTGCTTTTGGGGCTCCAGCAGATCCTTGTAGATGCGTTTTCGTAGGGCCTCGTAGCTCTCCGTGCAGCGCGTGGCCGTGCGTTGGGGCTTCTCCAGCACTCTCCCGCCCGCAATCACACTCAGAATCGACATCCAGGGGAGGTGGGCTACCTAACTAGGTTAGCGAGCCCAACAAAAAGGCCCCCTCAGGGGGCCGCGTCCCTTAATCCCACCGATGCCCCGATCCCCCGGAGCCCCTCAAGCCTACCTACCTATTTAGGTGCTTCACCATTTCTCCAGAACCGGTGGTGGGGATAGGGGGAGGTGGGCTAAGGGCCTTGGGTTATGTGACGTAAGGGTATTAGGGGTAGGGG